CGGCAGCGTGCTCCAGTCAAATTCGTCTTTGAAGTCGCCGCAATGGTGTTCGCGCTGCGTCATGACGTGCCCTGCTGTCAGCGGGTAGGTAGTGCCGTGGACGCCTAGCATCCCGAAACGCTGCCCGGCAGGCACTGGTGCGGAGCGCCTGCACTCACCAACCATGCTGTTGTGCTGGTGCCACCAGTCGCATCCGGCGCAGCAGGGGCCGTGCTTCACATACCAGCGGTCAGCAAGCTCTTGTGCGTCAGGCATGCTTGCTCCTTTGCTTCCTGGCCCACGCCGCGGCAGCGACGGCTCCGTGCTCTGAATACTCGCGCGCGTAGCCGATGGCAATGTCCTGGCTGGCCTTGTGCTGGCATGTAGATGGGCAGCGCGGATCGCCATGGCCTTGTGGGTTCCCTTCGCCATACCACCCGAGAGAGTGGCGGCATCCGCCGTGGTTGATTGCCCAGTCTGCGCCCGGCGGCTCAGGCCAGGTGCTGCACGGGTAGGGAGCATCGCCGTTGCCGTGGTGCGCGCTGGGCGCCTGGGGGAGGGTGGTGTCAGCGGGCATCGGCGCTCCCTATGCCGTGGGAGCGCTCGATGGCGCACTTGAGCTGCTTTGCGTACTCGCTCAGCGGCAATGCCTTGTCCACTGTTCGGTGCCAAACCTTCTGCTCAATGACATCAAACTGCTCATCCGTCAGTGGCTCTCGCGCCACGGGCTGCGGTGCGCGGCGGTTCCACACTTCGATTGCCGATGGCTCATACCCATCACACGTTGGCTCTGTCTGGGCATTGCAATCGTCATTTGTGCAATGAACTCGCGTCCAATCAACAATGTCGTGGCTCCAAAGTGACTCAGATTTGTTGATGCTCGCCACTGCTTTTGAACCGCAAAACGGGCAAGGCAGCAGGCTCGGCGCTGCGCTTGTGGTGTCAGTCATGGCCGTTCTCCACGGTGAACTTCATTTTTTCCAGGGTCGCAATCTGCTTTCGCAAGCTGGCTATCTTCTTTGTGCGCGCAGTCTCGGCAGCGGCGATGGCAGCTTCGGCTGTGAGGTGTGCATCGCGGCCAACCCTTAAGCACTGGAACGAACCTTTTGGAATGACAAGGCCATGTTTGCCCGGTGTGTCATTGGTCACAAACGTCGTGATCCGCCCTTTGTTGCTCAGGGCGTACTTAGACAGGTAGTAGGTGTCAGTCATGGCTTTGTCCTTCCTTGGCCTGGGCGCGGGCGGCGTCTGCATCGCTCCAATCTCCAGCCATCATTCGGTCAACTGAAGCGTTGAGATCGGCGCGGTTCTTTTCGCTGACGATCCTCACTAGAGATGTGAATTTGCCCTCATTCCAAGCTACCGCGATGTGCTCGCTAAGCCAACGCCACCGCGCAGCATCATCCGCATCCCCCTGTGTTACTGGCGCTGCCTGTGTCGTGGGGGATTGATCGCGCAGAGCTTGTGCGGCCATCAATATTCGTGCAGTTGCAAAGCTATTCCCATTGATCGGTGGCTCTTCTGCTATGCGCTCAAGAATGTCGGCGGCGGTTTCGGCTGGTGCTTGCCCACGGGATGCGCGGTCTGCGTCAACGGCTTCTCGGATCAAGCTGTGGATTGGCTCCAGCATGTCCCGGTCAATGAATCTCCGGCACCCTGCGTAGATATGCTGCTCCACGGCGTCAAAGTCCGGCAACTCCGGGTAGGCCGGCTGCGCTGCCTGGGTGGAGGGCGCGGCGGCGAGTGCTGCATTGACGATATTCAGAGCTGCTATGTGCGATGGCACAAACCCGGTGGTATGCGGCAAGCGCGCGGCAGCGAATTCAAGGCCTGCTTGTGCTTCCTTGAGAGCTTCTAGCAGCGCTGCCTGGGCGGCGGGCGCGGCGGCGAGTGCTGTGCGGATGGTGGATTCAAGCTCCGCATGTGCACTTCGCTTCTGGTTCATGCTCCCTGACAGGTGGGCGTCTCGGAAGTCATACGCCGCACCGAGAATCGCTCCAACCATCGGATCGTCAGGTCCCGCCACAGCGGCAGGCGCTGCCCGACGCTCGTCCTGAGCAGTGCAGCGTTGGACGCTTTGGCAATATCTGGGCGTATCGCAGGTTGGCGCTGCTTGGGAGGCGGATGCGATAGCTTCCGTTGTGCAGAGCCACACATCGTCTCGCATCACCTGTTGGCCGTTGATTGTGTCGGTGTAAAGCACCGGCACCTTGTCGCCTCCTAGCTTCCAGCCCTGGGCAGTGCGAATGTCCAGGGCGATTTGGTACGCAGGCGCTGCCTGTGCCTGCATGGCCCGGTCTGCCAATGCGCGCTCTAGCACATCAGCAAAGCGGCCAAGACAGTGCTCGGTCGCCTCGGCCCCTCGCGCTTCCCTGTTTCGCATTTCTGCGATGACGGCACGAATGCGGCATTCGGGGCTCATTGCCTCATGAGGGTGAGAGCGCGTGCAGCCAGGCTCTGCAATCTGATGCAGGCACTTGCGCAGCGGCTCCACGCCGCCCGCGCCGATGGCGTAAAGCTGGGCCTCCAGTTCCTTGATGCGGGCGCGCTGGAGGCTTTCAGCAGCGCGAAACCCTCGCACGAATTGATCCTCCAACTCGCGCCGATATTCAGCGGGGCGGCGCTCTACAAGACCACTGGATGCGTGGACTGGGCCTAACGCGGCCATCTTCCGCAGCTTGAAGTCTTCCAGCGCCTCGGGTTGTTGTGCTTGTGTCATACCTTCCTTTCAATGCCCGCAGGGCAAACCTTCGCCCTCGACTGGCTCGCGGTGGACGGGGGCGCCGCAGCCTGCGCAGCGTTTGATGGGTGCGGGCTGCTGGCCCGTGGGTTGCGGGGTGTTCATGGGTGGCTCCAAAGAAAAAGCCCGCTTGCGGCGGGCTCTTGGTGGATGGTGGACGGCTTAGGCGGTGTGGCCCGGCAGCAGCGTGGCGAACAGGCGTTCAAAAGCCGGGGACTTCTTCACGCCCAGCTCCTTCATCATTCGGCCCAGTTCGCGGGCGAGGATGGCGTGAGGGTCGGTAGGCTCGGACCAGTGTTCCGGTTCCTTGCGCTCGGTGGTAGCCATGGCCAGCTTCATTTCGTCCTCGGGCACCTCGGCGCCCACATGCTTGGCCGCCCCAAGCGCCAATGCCTCCATGTTGGGGAAGTTGGCGAGGTCTTGCACCTTGACCCACTCACACACACGGTAGAAGTTGACGGGCGACAGTGCGGTGACGGCTGCTTGCTTGGGCATGGTGAGTGTTTTCCTTGGTGTGGGTTGGGGTGGTGTGGGCTCTGGATGGCTGCTTGCTGCGGCCTTGTTCTCGCGGGCGAAGCGCCGCATCTTTCCCAGCTCGTTGAGGTCGCCGCGCGGATCGCCGCGGGCGCTGAGACTGATGGAAAACTCACGCTCTACGCCGTTCTCTGCGCTGCAGGTGATCCACTGGCGCCCCAACCGTTTTTCGGTGCGCACGGCCGCCAGATCCGCCTGCTCGGCCATGGTGATGATGTCCTTCTGCCGTCTTTCCATTGATGGATTCCTCCTGGTAATCAGGAGAAGGCGCTGATGGGCACCTTCTGCTCATGTCCAGAAAAATGCCCGCACGAGGCGGGCTTGGCTGGTGGTGCGGGTTAGAAGCGGTTTGGCGTGCCGTTCAGGATGGCAAGCTCGGTGCCCTTGGTAATCTGCTCGCGCAGTTCTTTGACGGCTTCTTCGATGACCTTGTGCGGGCGAATCAGCTCCAGCCACATGGTCAGCTTGCCGCCGTCGCTGATGCGAAAGCGCAGACGCACATCCACGCGCCACTTCTCGCCGTTTTCAAACACCGGAATGCCGATGACGAACTGCTCTGGCACCTTGAGCTGGCCCTTTTGCGCGGAGCCTTGCACGTCTTCCTCGTAGGTGAACTGGTGGCTGCCATCGCTCAGACGGATGGAGCTGGCGAAGTTCACCTTCTTCTTGGCTTCCAGCGTGCGGCAGATCTCCAGCAGCGTGGCGCCGTCCGGCTCCACCACGTCCACCAAGTTGTTCTCGATGAACTGGGCCAGCTCTACCTGACTGGATTGGCGGCCATCCGCATCGGTCCAGGCCTTCCACTCGGGGGACAGGGGGGCGTTGTACTTCGCTGCGTGATCCCCCCAGCCGGCATCATCGGCGTGGTGGTTGAACACGGCCGTGAAGGTCGGCGGGTTGAGTGTGCTGAAAAGGCGAGTGCTGCCGTTCTTTTGGTCCCGCACCACGGCGATGAAGGATTCAGCGTCATGCAGCTGGGTTGTGCCACTCTTGCGCGCAGGCGTGGTCTGGTATTTCTCCAGAGTCTGAAGAATAAAGCCCTCGGGCAGGATGACAGCGGGCACGCCGTTGCCCACCATGCGGGTTTCCTGGTGGGAGGCCGCCAGCGCGGCGGCGGAGAAGGTTTCGCTTTGGGTTTCGTTGAGGTCCACGGCAATACTCCTTGTTGGACGGGTTGGTGAGAAACGGATTAGTGGACGGCGCGCAGTTGCTTGGCATCGCCCTTGTCATCGGCCGGCGCTTCGCGCAAGGTGGGCTCGGCGGCTTCTTGGTCTGCGGTCTTGAGGCCGGTGAGGGTTGCCTGCTTGGGGTTCTCGCGCTGCAGGTTGTTGTCGGGTGTGGCAAACATGAGGGTCTTGCCGCGCACGGGGGTGGGCACCTTGGCCTTGACATCGGCGTCAAGCTCCACCTGCCCGGTGCTGCCGATGGGCTTGAGCTTGATCTTGATGTTCAGCTCGCCGGCTTTGCCGGTTTCGGTGCAACCGTGCACGAGGTCATTCAGTGCGTCGGTGGCTTCCTGCTCCAGGTTGCCGAAATCCAGCTGCTTGAAGAAGTCGGTGAACGGCTTGCGCTTGGCCTGCAGCGTTGGGGACTTGGTTGTGGACACGGTTGTGGCTCCAAAGAAATGCCCGCGCGTTGGCGGGCTGGTTGAGGGAAGCGCGGCAGGCTGGTTACTTGGCCAGCGTGTTGAACGTGTAGATCGCGGCGAGCACAGAGTCCTCTGCGTACCGCATGCCGGACGCACGGGTGAGGGCGTCCTTGAAGCTGCTCGCGGGCCGGTTGCCCAGCTCGCGGATGCTCATAATCAGCGCGGCGGCCTGCGCACGGGCCCGCATTTCCAGCGCATTGGTGTCCAGGCCTTCGCCTGCTACCAGGCCGACCTGGTAGGCCAGGTCCGCAGGGATCTCAGTGGTGGATTCAATAGTCGCGGTGGGCTGGGTCGCATCAGCTTCCTTACCCGTGTCGGTGGATTGCGCTTCGCTGTTCTGTTCGCCTTGAGCGCACCCCTTGAGTTCCTGCTCGGCCAGGGCGCACATGAGTGCCAGCGCGAGAATGCTGCGGTGTTGGGGGGAAATGGTGGTCATGGTTTACCTCGGAAAAAAAGAAGCCCGCACGGCGGCGGGCTTGGGGTGGAGAGGGCTGGATTACGCGATGTTGGCCAGGGCGAAGACGATGCCGCGGCAGTAAATCTCGCCGTCCTCCATCACGTCGAAAGTGACGTGCGGGATGTCGGTCTTGTATGCCCAGCTGGCTCCCTCGGGCTCGGACGGGGACCACAAGGCCTGGATGTCGCGGGTCTTGGGTTTGCGCTGCATGTAGTCGGCGGCCGCGTCCTCGTCCTCGCTGGCGCTCTCCCAGCTGGGCAGGACTCCCTTGGCATCCACCTTGGCCGTGGTTCCGTCTTCGGCGCCCACTTCGTCGCGGAATGCCCCATCGAACTCCATCAGGTCGTCGCTGGCGCCGTACACGATGACGATGCCCGCGGCCTTGGCCTCCGCGGTGACTTCCTTGGGTATGTGCAGCGGGTATTCCAGGCCGTGCAGCTTGGCCGCGATGCTCGCTGGTGTGACTTCATCGGGTTGCTGCTGCTGTGCCTGGGCGGGGAACTTGTCGAAAGCCAGGGCCTTGATGTGCTGGCCGAAGAACACGCCCTTGGACTCTGCCGCCATGAAAGCGGCGTGCGTCTCGGGCTCCACGTTGGGGTAGTGGTAGATGTGGCCGGGGCCGCGCGTGAAGCTGCACGCCAAGGTCTTGGTGGCAGCGTCGTAGCCGATGGCCTTTACCTGGTTGGATTCGACCGGCACCATGGGGATAGGCTGATAGGGTTTGTCGGTGAAGGGGGCCGGGGCGCTGAATTGACGGGACATAGGGGCTCCAATGAAAAAAGCCCGCAGGGCGCGGGCTGGTTGTGATGACTGCTATCGTTTTGCTAGTTCACGGCATCCTTGAGGTGCTTGCCGGGGGCGAACTTGGGAACCTTGGCCGCGGGGATGTTGATGGGCTTCCCGTCGCGCGGGTTGCGCCCGGTGCGGCGGGCACGCTTGCCCACGCGAAAGGTGCCAAAGCCCACCAGTTGCACGTCACCGCCGCGGCGCAGCGTGCGGGTGATGGCTTCCAGGACGGACTCGACTGCGCGCGATGCCTGGGCCTTGGAAAGGTCCGCGTTCATGGCAACGGCCTCGATCAGTTCAGAGCGGTTCATGATTTGGTTTCTCCTTGGTGCGCTTGATACGATTGCGTTTATTGCTATTAGAAAAATAGCTAAGTCAGTCGAATGTGCCGGCAAAAATCAGGCATAGGCCAGCGGCCCACTTCATGCCCAACATCAGCGTTAACCCGGCGAGACACAGGAAATAGCTACGCATGGCTGGGCTCCTGAGTCACCGTGGCCGCTTCCATGGCGCGTTTGGCAATGGCCTGGCACAGCGCAGGGAAGCGGAAGGCGGGGAAGTGCACAGCGGCCTTCACGCGCGTGGTCGTGAATCCCAGCGCTTCGATGCCGGCCGCGTCGATCTTGATGGGCGACAGCCGGGCGTTGATCTGGCCGAGGGTCAGCGTCTCGTCCGTTTCCGGTGCGGCAGCGCTGGCCTGGGCGGTGCTGATTGCATGCGCCGCGTCCAGCGTGGCGATGGCTTCTACGCGGCGCTCGGTCACGAGGTTGCCCAGGTCGGCCGCCAGCGGCTGCGCCAGTTCGCCCTGCTGCACGGCCTGCGCGATGCTGGCCTGGGTGGCGCTTTCCTCGGCGGCCAGCTTTTCGCGGGCCTCGCGGTCGGCGCGCTCCTGTTCTTCTCGGCGGATGCGCTCGCGGTCAGCTTCGGCCTTGCGCTCGGCCTCGGCCACGCGCTGGGCGATGATGGCGCGCAGGTCATCGGGCGCCTTGAGCACCAGCGATGCGGCATCCGGGAACGCTGCACGGTCACCGGCCGCCACCAGGGCCTGCATGTTGGCCTGGATGCGGTCGGCAGTCTCGTTGGCGGCGATCTTGGCGCGCGCCAGCTCGGTGGCCACGGCATCGCGCATGCTGTCCAGGTTGCGCTTGCCCTTCACGGCCCCGCCGAAGTCGGCAGGTATGCCGGGCATGTAGGACTCGCCAAGGCGTTGGTTCAGGGCCGCGACGTGCTTGCGCAGATCGCCGATGGCGTCGGTGACGATGGCCTCGCGGCGGGCGTCCTTCTCCGACTTGACCAGCTTTTCCAAGGCCAGGCCCTTGGCATCGAATGCCCCGGCGATCTCGCGCACCGTGTTGATGGCGGTGTTGATGTCGCCCATCTGGCCCAGGGCCTGCTCGATGGCCAGCTTGAGCTTCGACGCCGACTCGCGGCAGAACTTGGCATCGGCCTCGGCGTCTGCGAATTCCTGGTCCGTTGTCAGGCTGGTGTTGATCGCCGCGATGTAGGCCAGGGCGGCAGGCTTGTACTGGTCGATGTTGCATGCGACCAGCCGGCCCTCGACGCGCATGTCGAACACCACGGGCAGGCTGGCCACGGGCTTGGCCACCACGGGTGTGGGTGTGGGCTCGGACGGCTGCCAAGCGGCCACATCCTTGTGGAACTGCTCCCAGCCGGCCAGGATCCGCGCGCGCAGTGCGGGGTTCGGGGTGTACCAACAGTGCAGCTCCTCGATCAGCTGATCATCGCTGTCCCAGGCGCTGGCCATGAACAGGATCTTCTCGCAGCCCGACACGGCGCATTGCTGCTCCATCTGGATCTGGTATTCGATGGGCAGGTCGGCGCCCGTGCAGTCGGGCGCTGACAGGGCGGCGCGCAGGCGGGCGTTCAGGCGCTTGTGCTCAAACGCCACGTCTTCCAGCATGGTCAGGCCGTCGAAGCTGGCCGACAGGCGGGAGCCTTCCAGCGAGCCGGTGCAGGGGTACAGGTCTTGGCCGATGATGGCCTCGGCCAGCGGTCGGGCCAGGGCCTCGAATCGGTGGCCGCTATCGAACAGGCGCTGGGTGGCCGCGTCCACTTCGGGTGTGATGCCGGTGGCGCGCTCGGCCAGCAGCTGGTTGCGTGTCTTGTAGGTGCTGCAGCCCAGCATGGCAGGGGCGTCGCTGGCGTTATCGTGGCTGGCGCGGTAGGCGTGCCATTGCGGGCTGCCTTGGTGCAGGTCGTGGGTCAGCATGTCAGTTGGCCTCCAGTGCAAATTGCCGTTCTTCAAACACCGCCGTCAGGGATGCGCGCTGCTCGGGGTCTGGCACTTCGCCGATCAGGTCAGCAACTTCATAGAGCGTGTCCAGGTCGGTTGCTCCACGCAGGCGCTGCTCAATGTCTTGCGCCGGGGTGGCTGGCGACGACTCTCCCTTGGGCTGCACGTCGGTCACAGGTTGCTCGATGGGCGCGCGGATGCCCTCGATCTGCTCGGGCGTGAGCTGACCAACGGTGCTGGCCTTGGCGATCACGCTGTCGGCCGTGGCCTTGCCCGCGGCGATGGCGGCACGCCAGGCGGGCAGGTTCTTGGCGTAGCGGTCAGCGGGGAAGGGCGCTGGTGCCGTCGTGCGCTGCGGCTCCACGCGCTCTACCTGGCCCATGTGGCGCTCGGTCGGGGTGTCCTGTACCTCCTCAGCGATTGGCATGCCGCGCAGCACGTCCGGGAAAACGTCTCGCAGGGCGAAGGCGCGGGCACGCATCTGGCGCATGCGCTTGGGGTACTGCGTCCAGGGGCCTTGTTTGCCAGCCAGACCGGCCAGATTGGCGTCTTCCATGCTGAACGTCACGACGTGCTCGGGCTCGCCCTTGCGCTTGGCCTTGCAGGTGGCGGTGTGGCCGTCGTCGGTTTCCACCACGTACTCGCACACGGGGCTGCTGCGCACCAGGGCAATCACGGCATCGCCCCACAGCGCGGCCCGGCCGTTCACCACGGCGATGTTGGACAGTGCCTGCAGGGGCTTCAGGCCCAACTCGGAACCCCACTGCATGGCGATCATGCAGTTGCCAGGCTTGCCGCGGAAGTCCTTGGGCACCAGGTCAGAGTCGGCCAGCATGTGGCTGAACTTCATGGCCTGCTCAAAGGTTTGCGGGCTCAGGTCAAAGCCCATGCCGCGCTGTGCGACTGCGGTGTTTTCGGTGGGTGTCACGGCATTCATGCTCGCTCCAGGTGTGGTGTGTGGTTGGTGTAAAGGGTGGGGATGCGGCGCGCTTTGCGCTGCGTGCCGCTGGTGCCGACATGCCAGCCACCGCAGGCTTCGCAGCGGTAGGCCTGCAC